CTTGCATGCAAAAAGGCATCAAAACGTCTCAGAGAAAAAATGGTGGTCAACCAACCAAGCAGTCCCAACGGGGAACCGGCTGCTTGTTGACCATCATCGATGAGATGACCCACGGCCTTCGTCGGGTAGGCAACTGCACTTCGTTTTCAAGAAGCGGAGTGCCGAGCCCGGCAAAGCACCTGGGTCCGTCGTGGGCATTTGTTGATGAGCAACATTCCTTCGGAAAGCGTCTGGCGAATAGCCAAAACTGCTCCGAAATAGAGGAATTGCTCCAAATTGATGTTCACCGTACCATCGCGCGCTACTGCGCTCCAAGAACTTATCACACAAGAAAGAGTGATGTGTCAAAGGAGGATTCTAACGACCGCGATGTTAGGACAGGGTTCTTCGTAAGACCCAGAGGTGGGGGCAACGCGTTTGACGCGGCTGCCTTCACGCGTGCATACCTTGAAGTCATATACGACTATCGAGGACACACACGTGTCACAAACGAAGATTCGTTAGCAAAGATTTTTCACGAGAGTGGATGCTGGCCAGAGGAGGACTTTGTAAAATGCGCTAAGTACGCAGTCAACGTTCCCCTGGCGAGGCTTTTTGAGCGGGACTGTCAAGGTTTAAACCCTGACCCCGCCGATCCACCAAGCAAAGTGAATCCCCTGTTTGGAGGCTGGTTGAAGAGATTTCTTAACAACCGGCTTCGAACCAAAAGTGGGAAGAACACTCAGCTTTTCTGGTCGATAGCACAGGGCGTCAAGCGCGCCTGCGCCGTTATATCGGAGGAGTTCGAGAATCGCTCGTATGCGACCCACGCGAACACACTGGGCAATCCCCCGGAGAACGAGTACGAAGACAATCGAGTCAAGTACGACAAGCTCTGGGAACGATGTCGCAAGTTTGATACTCAGAAAGGGTACCGACCATCGCGGTCAGCCCGATTTGGATACAAACGCTCTCAAGGGGGCGGCCATTCTGGCATTGCCGACACCCAGGTTCGAAATGGTTTCTCGGGCGTGGACGAGCTGCAAAAGATGCAGTATGATCCGCGCTCGGGCAAGCTAGTGACATATCGCGGCATAAGCGATCCGGTCTCTCGGGACCTGGTCTCTGCTTGTCTTGGTCTCAACGGCTGTGAGGCTGAAGAGGACAAGGTTGAGGTTCACGCCATCGCTGAACCACTTAAATGTCGTATGATCACGAAGGGGCCCCCCAACCGGGCTCACTTGGCCAAGAACGCACAATGTAGAATGTGGGAGCACCTCCGTACTTTCCCGCAATTCTCTCTCATTGGCGAAGAACTTGGTACCAAGCACCTCCACTGGCTGGACCGCAAGACCGATCACATTTGCAGTAAATTCCAAGTTGAATTTCCACTGTATGTATCGGGTGATTATGCGGCCGCAACGGACGGGATTGATCTCAGGCAGACCAAGGACTGCTTCGAGTCTCTTCTCATCCACCAGGAGGAGGACCACCAGTTGGATCCAAAACTATCCGAAGTGTACCGCCGGGAGCTCTACGAGCAGGAAATCACATATCCTGCGAGAGCAAAGGTGGCACCGGTCGCTCAGTTAAATGGGCAGTTGATGGGCAGCGTGCTGTCCTTCCCTGTCCTCTGCGCGATCAATTGGATTGGTTATTGGAATTCGCTTGAGGAATACCTGGAGCTACAGGCCCGCGCACATGCGCGAGGACCTGTTAGGCCGATCAGGATATCCTTCCGTGATCTCCCCGTCATCATCAACGGCGACGATATAGGGTTCCGAACCAATCGGGATCACTATGAGATCTGGAAGAGGTGTGTCTCCCGTCTCGGACTGAAATTGTCCGTCGGGAAGAACTTTGTCTCCCCACTGTTGTTCACAATCAACAGTATGCTGTGGAAAAAAGAACCACAGGGGTGGCGCCTCATTCCCTACGCCAACGTTGGACTATTAGTCGGCCAGAACAAGGTTACTGGACGCGACGAGGTTCGCCATTACGACGCCGTCACTTTGTGGAACGAGTTGTACCCAGGGTTTAGTTGCAAGCAACGACTCCTGAAAAGGTTCATTCACTACCACAAGGACGCCATCGCAGGCGTTACCGCCAACGGACGGCACAACTTATTCCTCCCAGTCGAACTGGGTGGTCTTGGATGCAGGTGGGACGACAAGTCTCGCCCATTCCACTTCACAGACCAGCAACGGCGCTACGCGCGCCACTGCATCGCTCAAGCCTTCTCTGGCAAATGCGATTTTGGAGTCAAGATTGTGACCGATGATGATAAACCCGACACCTGTGCTACGGTGACGAGGAACGTGTTCTTCGATGAACCTGATGAGAACCGGCATGTTAAGCTGGAACTGTCGCCGACGGGCGAACTCATCGAGATTATCGACACGGAACTACGAGTAGCAACCAATGGTCAGCCCACGCGATGTGAGGAGATCTTCAAGAGGTCACTTCCAGCCGAGGCAGATTACACATTGGTGCATGAGACAAGGTGGCGGGTGTACTTACACCTGTTGAAAGCAGCCGGCGATCCAGACAAGGATCTCGACGCCGAGGAGAATCTCCAAGATGAGAATATCTCACTGCTACAGGATGTGAGCGAGGGAGAGCTGAATCAGTCCACTTCAGCTTGCAATCTGAAAGAATGGAGGGCGTCATGCCCTGTGATCGAGCCAAACATGCTCGGGTCAACAAGTGAGACAAAGCCGAAGGTGAAGTTTTCTTTACCTAAGGCCCAGACTTTTTACAACGCTCAAGGCGATGTGAATCTGTCACATTATCACTTCCCATTCAAGAAGATTTTGCGGTTTCAGCGGATCGAGGGAAACCTCGTTGATGTGATCCCGAACAAGCTCAACTCCTCCAAGGAGGTCCACACTGTGGTCCTCGAGGGGAAAAGCTGCTAGGATTCAACAAGAGTGGCGCGCAACGATTGCAGCGCGCACTCTATTGGGTTCCATGACTCACTTCCCAAAGTGGTTCCGAGGCCGTGGATTCAAAAAACTGTCCACGCTAAGGATGAAAATGGTCGATTAACTGACCACATCCAGAATGCCAAGAGACTGCACGGGAAGGCCCGTCAATGTCACTGCCCGGTGGCAGCGAGAAATTAACTGGCGTGATGGCTTGACCCCGCGTCTATAAGCTCTAACAATCCGGACCAGTGACCAAAATTGACAGGTATCATGGGATGAACAGTCCCATCGTAAAAGACTTAATCGGTAAGCCTAAATGTCAATCTTGGGTGGAGTAGAACGAAGCTACTAGTCGGCAGGAAACAGGAAACCTCCTGCTTACGCTTACGGCGACAAGTAACTCCATCCCAGAGGCTTAACAAACCCGACGTCAAACCGACTCATTGTCATGAGCAGGGTATCGGTCAGGGAGTAAGCGTGCACACCTCCATCTCGAGTGCACCTCCTGATCGTTTAAAAGATATCTCCAGTCCGATGACCGGTAGAGAGCTTCAGTTCCCCCGCGAGGGGGCCGCGGCAACGCGCGTCCAAGGTCCGCAAGGGCCTGCCTGTGAAGGTTAAGGAAGACTGGAGCGTGATGAGCTTCCCCCGCGAGGGGGCCGTGGTAACACGCGTGCAAGTCCCGTGAGGGGCTGCCTGTGAAGGCTAAGCAAGAGCTCGGATTTCTCTCCGACAATCTCGGCATAAGGGGTATTCTCTGCGACTAATGATGTCACAGTTTGGCGTGTCTTGGAATGCGATGGCATCCAATACAACAATTCCAAAAAGAAACCCAAAATGCAACTGTATGCTGATAAAGCAGAATTTGTTGCTCAACCAGGCATCAGAGGCCTGTCAGCGAAGGAGAAGTCCAGACGCTGGAAACGCGTGCGTGCACGCCAGGCATCCCAAGAGGTGTCAAACACACGTACGAAATGGCGGACCAAGGGTCCGGCTCAGCGCGGTATCGCCCATATTTCTGGGAAACTCGATCACTGTGCGGCCGAGTACGGGAGCAATCTTATCGCTCCTTGGTCTGCTATTCCTGCCTGCGTGCCTACTGTCCCGGCTCTTTCGAGTCGGAAGGTGAAGGTGTTTGCCAAGGGCGAACTCTACATCGGCACTGCAGGTGTTGGCTTCATCATGACCTCCGCGGACATGACGAACGGGCATGCCTCCGGGTATCCCATTGCCACCTCCAACAAACTCTATGCGGGAACCGTACTTACTCGGAACACCGCTGGAGGCGCCACTGTCGTCGGCGTCGACGAGACTGGGTTTAACAGCCCGTACTCTGTCACCGACTTCGAAGGCGACGGTCACTCCCCAGGGACAGTCCAAGGACGTCTCGTGGGCCTTGGCGTCCGCATCAAGTATGCTGGCACTGAGCTCAAAATGGGCGATTTGATCTACCCGTTGGAAGAGCCCGATCACAACGATTTGCAAGGCAAGTCTCTAGCTGATCTACGGGCGTACGACCGCTGCACCGCATACGTGTGCAACTCTCGCCGTGACTGGATTGGTGTCACATACCAGCCGATCGATCCGGAGGACTTCCGGTTCGCTGCATCGATCACTGGTCAACACTCTCACGCACAATTCCTCGGGATTCTCGTGAGTGGTGAAGAGGGAAACCGATGGACCTACGAAGTCTTCGAGACTTTCGAGGTCATCGGTTCGACGGTTCGGGGTAAGACTCCGTCCCACGCCGCAGTCGACCAGATGTCCAATGTGATATCGGTCGTGTCCCAGGCACCAAACAAGACCATCAACAGGGTGGGCAACGCGCCCAACTCGTCACACGCTTCAGCCATGAAGTGGGTGAATATGGCGGCTAGTCTGGCCAAGAAGGCACAACAAGCGTACACCAACCCTGTCGGGACCCTGGCTTCGGCCCTTCTCGGTTAGAATTGGTTGAGTGTTAAATCTCGACGAATGACCCTTCGCATGGTCATCTCATCAAGCATCCGAAACAGCTTCCGCGTAAGACTACTTATGGTAGATTCATCGTGCGTGGGTATGGTCGGGGGGGATTGAGTGGTTGCAACGCGAAAGCCTTGACAGGCGACGCGAACGCGAACACGGACATCAAACGATTGGTCCTTTCTCTCCTCCCGGGAAATCATACCTCGCGGTGAGGTTAACTATCCGTAGCAGCCCAAGAGGCTTTACTCGCTGGGAGCCGGCTCTTCACGCCCGCCCCGCTGTTCTCGAATGTTTCAGGTTAAAATGGC